CGTTTGTTAACAACACTGACGATACCATTGATCAAGTAACAGATGAAACCCCTGATAAGGGACAAATTCAAGAAGTTATTGAGAGTGTAATTCCTGATAAGTACAAAGACAAGTCATTAACTGACATTGTTAAGATGCACCAAGAAGCTGAGAAGATGATTGGTAGGCAAGCACAGGAGGTACATGAAGTTCGGTCATTGGCTGACCAGTTGTTGAAACGGCAACTCGAAAGCGATAAGCAACCAGAAGTTGAAAGTGCGCCCGAAGTTGATTTCTTTGAGAACCCTCAAGATTCAATTAAACGTGCAATTGAGAATAATCCCGCTGTTCTGGAGGCTAAACAAGCCAACCTTGAATTTAAACGGATGAAGACAGCACAACAGCTAGCAAGCAAACATCCTGACTTTGGCACTATTGCCAACGATACTGGATTTCAGGAGTGGGTTAAAGCTAGTCCCGTGCGTATGAGTCTGTATACCAAGGCTGATGCTGAGTTTGACTTCAGTTCTGCTGATGAACTCTTGAGCACATATAAAGAACTTAAACAGGTTCGTTCTAACAACGTACAGGATGCAGGTAAGCAACAGAAGGCACAAGCTCTACGAGCCGCTGGTGTTGATACAGGTGGTTCTGGCGAAGTTACAAAGAAAGTATATCGTCGTGCGGATTTAATCCGTCTTAAGATGACCGACCCTGATCGTTATGAGCAACTCCAACCTGAAATTATGAGTGCTTATGCGGATGGTCGAGTCAAGTGAACTATTAACAATCTTAGAAATTATTGGAGTATATTATGCCTTTAGGTACTGGACATCAAACAATTACAACTGCTGACAAGTTTATCCCAGAAGTATGGAGTGATGAAATCATCGCTACTTACAAGAAGAACTTGGTCGCAGCTAACCTCATCAAGAAGATGAACTTCGTTGGTAAGAAGGGCGATACCGTCCACTTGCCTAAACCCGGTCGTATGAATGCTAACCAGAAGGTTGCTCAGACTCAAGTGGTGCTCAACACTGACACTGCTACCGAGACTCTGGTGCAGATCAACCAACACTGGGAAGCCTCTGTTCTGATCGAAGACATCGTGGAAGCTCAATCTTTGGCTTCTATGCGTCAGTTCTACACTGATGACATGGGCTATGCTTTGGCTCGTAAAGTGGACAGCTTCATCTTGGAACTGGGCCGTAGCGTTAACGGTGGTGGTGGTACTTCCGCTTACTCCGGCGCTCTGTCTGGTGCTGATGGTACTACCGCTTATGTGGCTGGTGCTAACACGGGCGTTGGTGCTTTGACTGATGCTGCTATCCGCCGCACCATTCAGCGTCTGGACGACAACGATGTGCCTATGGATGGTCGTTTCCTGATCGTTCCTCCTTCCACACGTAACACCTTGATGGGTATCAACCGCTTTACCGAGCAAGCCTTCGTTGGTGAAGCTGGTCGTGGTAACACCATCCGTACAGGTGAAATTGGTAACGTGTACGGTATCCCCGTGTATGTCACCACCAACGCTGATACCACTAGCGGTTCCACTGCTACCCGTATCGCACTGATGGGTCACCGTGACTTCGCAGTGTTCGTTGAGCAGAAGGGTGTTCGCACTCAGTCGCAGTACAAGCAAGAGTACTTGGGTACATTGCTGACTGCTGACACTCTGTTCGGTGCAGCTGAGTTGCGAGACTTCAGCGCAGTGGCTCTGGCAGTTCCCGCGTAAGCGTTAAGTGAGACCCTTTCGGGGGTCTCCTTTCTATAGTACTCGTTCCTTGAGTATTACACAAAGGAGAATTATCAACATGGCTAAATTTAAATGTGTACATACAGGCAATATCGTTGAGTTTAACAACGAGAGTGATGCCGAAGTAATGCGTAAACACAATGAATACACTGAAGTATTCGATTATGTGGGTGAGCGTATTCAATTAGCACAAGCTCCAGCAGTCAAGACTCGTAAACAAGTAACTCCTACAGAGGAATAATTGTATGACCATCTACCGAGGGCCGGGAGGCACAGGTACTGCTTCCTCTGAAGTAGATACTACAGAATATCAAGAGTTCTTAGTACAAGCACAAGCTGCTAAAGAAGCTGCTGAGGCTGCTCGAGATGCTGCTCTGGCTGCTGAGACCAATGCAGAGACAGCAGAGACTAACGCTGAACTTGCTGAAACCAACGCAGAGTTAGCAGAGACTAATGCAGAAGCTGCTTCAGTTACCGCTATTGCTGCTGCTGAGTCTGCTCAGGATTGGGCTACGAAGACTTCTGGCCCGGTAGCTGGTGGTGAGTATTCAGCTAAATACCACGCCCTGAATGCAGCTACAAGTGCTTCTGAGGCTGCTGCTAGTGCTGCTGTAGTCAATCCTGCTAACATTGTCTATAACACCAACACATATGCTAATCCTGCATGGTTAACATCATTGGCTTGGAGTAAGGTTACAAGCACTCCTACTACTATTGCTGGTTATGGTATTACCAATGCTTATACCAAGACTGAGGTGGACGCATCACTGGCGACTAAGCAAGCAGCGGACACAGAGCTGACTACCTTAGCTGGTATGTCCAGTAATCGTGCTACGTTCTTGGCAAGCAATGAAGGTTTTGGCTTTCGCAACCGCATCATCAACGGTATGCCAGTTGTTTGGCAGCGCGGCACAACTCTAAATGCAATGACACCATCCCTTGGTGTTCCGGCGTATACAGCAGACCGTTGGTTTGTGGCACAGCTTACTTCACAGTCAGCTACCGATGTGACGCAGCAAACAGGCGGGGCCACTAAGTATTCCATCCGAGTTCAAAAAAGAGCAGGCAGCGGTGGTGCAAGTAATAATTTAATTGGTCAAGTAATTGAGGATTTAAACTGTCTTGATCTCCCCGGATCGCCTGTAACTCTTTCATTTACGGCAAAGGCTGGCGCAAACTATTCGGCAACCAGTAACAACATGACTGTCTCAATTTACACCTGCACTACCGCAAATCAAAGCGCCTCTAGCTTTGTCAACGGAACAGCAGCAGGTCAGGCGACTCTTTATTCTGGTAACGTAGTTCTGACAACTACAAACCAGCGATTCACAATTACGACATCGGCTGTCGCATCTAACGCAACAAACGTGTGTTTGGTTTTTGGTGAAGTATCTTCAGCCTCCGCTTCTGGTGCAAATGATTGGTTTGAGCTTTCTGACGTACAGCTTGAAGCTGGCAGCGTTGCTTCCCCGTTTGAGCGTAGGGACTACGGGCGTGAGCTGATGATGTGTCAGCGGTATTTCCAGAAGACATACCCACAAACCTCTGTTGTGGGCAATACAAGCGGAAGTCAAGCAGGAGCCTTGTTTAGCTCAAACCCAGCATCAAATAGTTATCCAAATATCGGGACCTGGAATTTTGCAGTAGTAATGCGTGCAACACCAACAGTGACAACATATAACCCATCAACAGGCTCTACATCCACCTTCATAGGGGACGGCACTAGCTACTCACCACTGGGCGTCACTGCTGTTGGCGAGAGGTCTGTGGCGGTGTACGGGAACGCAAGTATCTCTCCAAATGTCTTTTTGTCCGTCCACGCCACAGCATCAGCGGAGCTGTAATTATGTACAAGAAATTCATTTTTAGAGGCATTGAGCAGCCTTGCGTTATCCGCATCGCTGACAACGCCTTCATTCCCTTCAACCCTGCCAACACAGATTTTTCTGAATATCTTAAGTGGTTAGCAGAAGGAAATCAACCTCTTCCTCCAGATGAACCTACATTATCAGAAACGGTATGAAAAGTTCATTGACGCATTAAGTACACAAACAGTCTCTGGATATACCGAGCGTCATCACATACTTCCTAAAAGTTTAGGCGGTACTAATGACAAAACCAACATAATTAAACTTACACCAAGACAGCATTACATTGCTCATTGGATGTTATGGAAAATACATGGTGGAGCTATGACTAGAGCGTTCTTTTTAATGAGTCATGAAGACCGTAACCACAAGATTAACTCTAAAACTTACAGTTTAGCTAAGGCTAAATATTCAGAAGAAGTCAAGGAGCAGATGGCTAAAAAGCCTAACATTCCTGAATTTACTCCTGAACACCGTGAGAAACTTAGACAAGCAAAATTAGGTACTAAATTGTCTGCTGAAACTCGAAAGAAAGTAGGGGACGCACAAAGGGGACGTAAATTGTCAGATGAAACTAAGCGCAGAATCTCTGCAACAAAGAAACAAGCCTACCTGAAATGGCTGGACGCAGGGAATACTCCCCTGCTGGCCGAGGGCAACGCTCCAATCGGAGCTGACACGCCACTTCCTGCGGAGACACCTGATGCTGGTTAACGCCTTAATCTACATCGGTGTATCTCTGGCTATTACCTACGGATTATATGTGTTCTATGCCGCAGTGATGAACATCAAGCGTGTACGAGACATGGGCAAGCTGACTGCCTTGGGTAAGGTCTTTGGCTACCCTACTCTGGTAATCGGCTTGATCTTAGACTTGCTGGTTAACTGGTTCGTGATGACGATCATCTTGCTGGAGGTGCCGCAAGAGTGGACCGTGACCAGTCGCCTGAAGCGGCATCACAAAGAGTCAACAGGCTACAGGTTAGCAGTGGTTAAGTTCTTCGAGCCTGTGCTGGACCCTCTTGATCCCTCTGGTGATCATGTTTAATTTACTATTAAGGAATTACAATGTCTTACAAAACACCTATGCCTGAACGTGGTAGCCGTACCAAGAAGAATAAAGATAAGAAGAAGGCGAAATAATCATGGCACTGCCAACATATTTAGAACTTGTTAATGACATTCTGGTGCGTATGCGTGAACCAGAAGTAACTACCGTTCAGGAAAACGTATTATCTAAACTTGTTGGTAGATTGGTTAATGATGCCAAGCGACAAGTAGAGGATGCCTATAACTGGAATGCTCTTACCGATACCTTGATCATTGAGACAATAGCTAATACTTACGGTTATGTCTTGACTGGTACAGGTGGTCGCTTCAAGGTTATCGATGCTCAGGACATGACCAACAAGTCTGAGATTAAGGCGTTGAGCACTAAAGCTATGTCGGCTTACCTGCTCAATAACATGAATCCCGGTAGACCAATGTATTATAACTTCAACGGTGTTCACACCACTGGAGATACAAAGGTAGACTTTTATCCTGTTCCTGAGCCTGACCTGAACATTTACTTTAACCTGTACATCCCTCAGGATGAACTCAGAGGTGACTCAGACACAATGCTTGCTCCTAAAGAGCCTGTGGTGTTAGGAGCCTTTGCTCGAGCAGTGGTTGAACGTGGTGAGGACGGTGGTTTACCTAGCTCAGAAGCATATGCTCTGTACAAGGCTTCCTTGTCTGACTATATCGCTATTGAATCTTCACGGTACATCGAGGAAGAGACTTGGGAGGCTGTGTAAATGGCCCAGACAATACAAACATTTGCTATCACTGCGCCGGGCTTTTATGGATTAAATACTCAGGACAGCTCACTAGACCTAGCATCAGGTTTTGCTCTTAACGCTACCAACTGTGTCATTGATCAGTATGGTCGTGTGGGTGCTCGTAAAGGCTGGACTAAGGTGAACACTACCAGCACTGCTCTAGGTTCTGCCGACATCACAGCCATTGGTCAGTTGGTTACCGATAACGGTTCTGAATACACTATCTGTACAGGTAACAACAAGATATTCAAACTGGTAGGCAATACACTTACTCAGTTGACCTACGGTGGTGGGGGAACTGCTCCATCCATCACAGCTAACAACTGGCAGATTGCTTGCCTAAATGAATCTCTGTATTTGTTCCAAGGTGGACATGAGCCGATAGTGTTTGATCCTGCTTTGAGTACTACAGGTTATTACAAGCTCAACGATAAGACAGGACACTCAGGAACACCTCCACAAGGTAACATTGTTCTGTCTGCTTATGGACGCTTATGGGTAGCAGACACCAACTCTGAGAAAGCTGTTGTCTATTGGTCTGATATTCTCTCTGGTCATAAATGGTCAGGTGGTTCTACAGGTTCATTAGATGTTACCTCTGTGTGGCCTAACGGTGCTGATAACGTAACAGGCTTGGCCTCTCACAATGGATTCTTATTCATCTTCGGTAAGAACAATATCTTGGTGTACTCAGGTGCTCAGGATGTGGTGACTACAGGGGTGTTTAAGCTCTCCGATGCAGTGACAGGTATTGGCTGTATTGCTCGTGACAGTATCCAGAACACAGGCTCAGACATCATCTTCCTATCGGATACAGGTGTTCGTAGTGTCTTACGTACCATCCAAGAGAAGTCAGCTCCCTTCAGGGACTTGTCTAAGAACGTACGTAATGACTTGATGGGTGCTGTAGCAGGTGAGAACTTGAGTCTTGTCCGGTCTATTTACAGTCCTTATGAGTCCTTCTACTTACTGACATTACCGGGATTGAAGACAGTCTACTGCTTCGACATGAAAGCTATGCTTCAGGATGGCTCTGCTAGGGTTACAACTTGGGACAGTATCCAACCTAAGAGTTTCTGCTACTTACGTAACCGTGACTTATTGATTGGCAAGGAAGGCTATGTAGGTAAGTACTACGGACATCAGGACAATGAACTCAGCTACCGTATGCTGTATTTCACCAATCATACTGACTTAGGCGCTCCCTCAGTTACCTCAATCTTGAAGAAACTCTCTATTGTGGTTATTGGAGGTACTAACCAATATGTCACTATGAAGTGGGGATATGACTTTAAAGAGAACTTCTATTCTCAGACAAGTAAGATTCCAACACAAGGTATATTGGAATACAACATAGCTGAGTATAACACTACTGCTGAGTATTCTGATGGTATCTCATTACAGACACTGATAGCTTATCCTACAGGTGCTGGTAAGGTTATTCAAACAGGCTACGAAGCTGATATTAATGGTTCTCCTTTGAGTATCCAGAAATTAGAAATTCAGGCTAAGAACGGGAAGATTTTATAATGACTGATTACGTTAAAAGTACTAACTTTGCTAGTAAAGATTCTCTAGCTTCAGGCAATCCTCTCAAGATTGTTAAAGGTCTTGAGATTGATATTGAGTTCAACAACATTGCAGCAGCTATTGCTACCAAGTCTAACGGTATTGATACTGCTCTGACGGGTGTTCCCACAGCCCCTACAGCAGCAACAGGTACTAACACCTCTCAAATCGCTACCACAGCTTTTGTGACCACAGCGTTACAGTCTCTGTATCCTGTAGGCTCTATCTACATCAATGCTGGTGTGTCCACTAACCCTGCTACGTTGCTTGGCTTCGGTACTTGGGCAGCCTTCGGTGCAGGTCGAGTCATGGTGGGTTTGAACGGGGGTGATACTCTGTTTGATACCTTGGAAGAAACTGGTGGTAGCAAGAATACTGTAGTTGTTAGTCATACCCATACAGGTACAACAAGTACTACAGGTAGCCACAATCATAGTACAAGTGCTAATGGAAACACCAACGGATATGCTTATGGGGGCGATGCTTATAACGTGACCCGAGGAGGTCTTGATGGTGGTCCTTACACTTCTATGGTTACAGGAACAGCAGGCTCCCACAACCATACGTTCACTACTGATTCCGCAGGCTCCAGCGGAACTAACGCTAACCTCCAGCCATACATCACTGTGGCTATGTGGAAGCGTACAGCGTAACCTCCATGAAGACACATGAACTTATTATGTCCTCTTTAGATGTAGAGGAGCTAAAGAAGGAAGTGTTTTCAGTATATGATGAATTTGATAAGTACTCATTCAGACGAACCTTTCCTAATTCACCTCATGCTCAAATGACTGACTTATGGGTACGTTATAACGATGTAACACCTTATATTGAAGCAGGTTCTCTTGATGGTTTCGATAACGAACATGATTCTGTCTGGTATCCAATAGCAGATAAATTACCTTCTTTAAAGAAAGTTATTTTTAACTTGATGAGAGAAGTAGAAGGTGAGCGTATTGGAGGTATTTTAATAACCAAACTTAATCCCGGAGGTAAGATACTTCCACATACGGATAAAGGGTGGCATGCTCAATACTATGACAAATTCTTTGTTCCTATCCAAATCAAAGAAGGAGCAGTCTTTGGTTTTACAGATGGCGATATTCATGCCAAAGAAGGTGATGCTTGGTGGTTTGATAACTCTAAGCCTCATTGGGTAAACAACGATACAGATATAGACCGAATTGCTATGATTGTCTGTATTCGTACTGAAAAATTTAAGGATAAAAATGCAGCACGTATCTGATCAGTTTAAAGAACATCAAGGTAAGTTTGAAGTTGATCTCGGAATCCAGCATCACTTTTCTAGTGGTGTGTATGCCAAACAAATGCATCTTCCTAAAGGTTTCACTGCTCTAAGCCATTCCCATACTTTTGATCATTTGAGTTTACTCGCTCAAGGTAAGGTTATTGTTAAAACAGATAAGAGTACTGCGACATATACTGCTCCCTTTTGTATTACTATTGAGAAAAATATGAATCATTCAATTGAAGCTTTAGAGGATACAGTATGGTTCTGTATTCACGCAACAGAAGAAACTGATCCTACAAAAGTAGATGAAGTATTGATTATAGGTGCTTCTAGCACGAAGAAAGAAGGAGTATAATATGCCTTGGGGTGCTGCTATTGGTGCAGGTGCAAGTCTTTTAGGTGGTATGATGTCTAGCGATGCTGCTGGCGATGCTGCTGCCGCCTCTTCCGCTGCTCAACTCGAAGCAGCTCGTATTGCTGCTGAAGCTCAGAAGTTCCGTCCAGTGGGTATCACATCCCGCTTCGGTTCCTCTAACTTCCAAACTGATGCTCAAGGTAATCTGACAGGTGCAGGCTACAACGTAGCTCCTGACATTGCAGCTTTGCGTGATCAGTTTCTAGCTCAGGCTAGTGCTGGTGGTGCAGGCTTAGGTGCTCAAGGCTTACAAGGTGCTCAGTCATTGTTCAACTTAGGTCAGCAGTACTTAGGTACTTCCCCTGAGCAGACAGCGGCTGACTGGATGGCGAA